AAGGTCCTAACTACGAAGACAAATACTACGAAGATACTATTCGTGAAGACGATACTGAACCATACTTTCAAGAAAACAGATTTGAAGTTCTAGAATATTGGGGTGTTATTGATAAGAAACATGCCGATGAAGTAGGTATGCAAGGGTTAGAAGACGTATCAGAATTAGATCAAGTTCAAGTGAATGTTTGGACTTGTGGTAATAATATACTTCGATGTGTTATTAATCCGTTTACTCCTGCAAGAATACCATATCAAGCTTTTCCTTATGAGACAAACCCGTATCAACTATGGGGAGTTGGTGTAGCAGAAAATATGGAGTTTTCTCAAAAGCTAATGAATGGTCATTATCGTATGGCTATTGATAACTTAGCACTTGCAGGTAATCTTGTGTTTGACATAGATGAAGCAAGTTTAGTTCCCGGTCAAAACATGGATATATTTCCCGGTAAGATATTTAGAAGACAGTCGGGTGTGACTGGTACAGCAATTAACGGCTTGAAGTTTCCTAACACTGCACCAGAAAATATACAGATGTATCAGATATCACGACAACTTGCTGATGAAGATACAGGCATACCGTCTATACTGCATGGACAAACTGGCGTAACAGGCACGGGTAGAACAGCGTCAGGCTTATCTATGTTGCTTGGTGGTGCAAGTCTATCCCTCAAAACTGTGATAAAAAATATAGATGATCACTTGTTGAAACCGATGGGTGAAGCGTACTTTCAATGGAATATGCAGTTTACAGATAACATACCAGAGATAGAAGGTGATCTTGAGATTAAACCTCGTGGTACTGCAGCAGTAATGCAAAAAGAAGTACGTAGCCAAAGACTCACAACTCTGTTGCAAACTGCAAGTAACCCAATGCTTGCACCTTTTGTAAAGATACCAAACCTTATGAGAGAGCTTGCGATAGCACAAGACATAGATCCAGATAGTTTGGTTAATGACGTAAGCGAAGCACAAATATTCGCAGAAATACTTAGAGGACTTCAAAATGCTCAACAAGAAGCAAGCCAACAACCTCAATCCCCTGATCAACAACGAGCAGGCATGGGACAGTCTGGAGGAGTACCTGCAGGAGCTAACCCAAATGACGATTCAGGCGTTGGTGGCGGCACGATCGGAACTGGAAGTGTTCCAACTGCAGGGGAAACTGGGTTTACTGGAACAGATCAAGAGACTCAAGAGTGATCATAAAGCAGTGGTAAAATTGAAAGATATTTAATGTCTGAATTTTTAAGTAATTACTTTCAAAATAGATTTTTTAACGTTGGTGTAGGGGAGTTTCTAGATAGAATTCCACTAGCAGCTCCTGTAGTGCCGTTTGCTAATCCTTTTGCTGATCGTAAAAAACCAAGCTTTCCTGTTCCATCAGATTTTGAAAGACCCGCAGTAGAAATGGAAGTTCTTCCTAGTAGCATAGGTGACGGTGGTTCTGATTTTTACAGTCCGGGATATGACCCAACTACAGGAGAAAGAAGGCAAGAGCCTGATGTTGAACCTATAGATCCATTGCAGGGTATGGGTGCGTATGTGGTTGAGGAAGTAGAAGAAAAGACTGGCATAAAAGCTATGATAGCATCGGCTATAGAAAACGAGCTAGGGTTTCCCACAACATTTGATCCTATAACAGGAACACAGAGAGTTAGTGATATATCAAAATCTTTAGGTACTACACCTATGGGTATGACGATGCCACCATTAGGTGCTTTTACAAAAATAGGAGCTAAATACAACGCTGCAAACTTGTCCGATATAGCAGCTAAAGCAGCGTTAGGACAAAAGGGATATGCTGTTGGCATGTTTGAAAATCAAATTGTAGGTACTAAGCCTAGTGCTTCAATAGTTCAAGGTACTTACACTGGCTCTGAAGAGTTACAAAATAAAGTTAAATCACAGCTACAAGAATTGGCAGCACAAGGTAAAGGTGCAGGCGTCTTAGGAAAAGCTTACGAGCAGTACACTACACAAGGGGGTAGGTTTGACATGACTAAACCTATGACTCCTGAGATGTTAGCATACGAAAATGTAGTAAAAGGTTTAGACATAGACGATAAATTAAAAGCAAGCCTACTAGGATACGGAACAAGAGTTCCTGATGCTATGAAACCTACAAATTATTATAATATAACTCCGTATGAACAAGTACAAAAAGACATAGAAAAAACTAAACGTTATAGAACGGGAAATGTAGATCCCGGAAGTTTTACTGACGTATCTGCTCCAAGCATGGGATTAGAGACTGACCTTGTTGCTCAACAAAGTATGGTTAATCCTATGGGAATAAATCTTGGTATTGACATGGACAATATTACAGGAGTTCCAACGGGAGTGAATGTCCCAAGTTATGTAGATACTGATTATGGTAATAATGATGGAGGAGGTTCTGACCCAAGTAGTCCTAGTTCTAGTGATATGGGGTTTTCTACAAAATATGGTGGAAAAATAGGAATGCTTGGCGGGGGTTTTGCATCTAAAACAAAAATTATAAAAGGTGTAGGTCTTATCAAACCTGAAGAAACTTTTATGGATACTGATGTAGTAGATGACGATATAGAATTTCCTGCTGAGAATGGTGATTATATTGTTAATGGTCCTTCTTCTGATATAATGCAACCTCAAATTGCTACTTTAATAGATCGTGCAATAGACCAATTAAAACAAGAAGGGGTTGACATTCGTGTAGGAAACCCTAAAATAAAAAATAAGAATAAAGTTCCACTTATTGTAGCTTCTTCAGAAACATATATACCTCGTGTCATAGCTGAAAAGATAGGCTATGATTTACTAGAAGCTATAAATGACATAGGTAAGCCTGAAGTAAAAAGACTAGCAGATAAATTAGAAGGTGAGCCTAATAATAGCAGGGGATACAAAGCAAGACAAGGTATGCTTGTAAAGAATCCTGAACAAGGATTTTTATTTCGCAGACCTGATCTCAGTGTCACTGGTCCTAATATAGATAAACCTCAAGAAGATGCGTTTGTTCCCGGAATATCTGACGAACCTATAGAGATGAAGCCTGATGATGAGAGGTTCTTTGGTTACTATAGTTTGCGAGATATAAAAGACGCAATCTATGATAAAGAAATGAAGGGATATAAAGACAGAGGATACATATTTACAGGCGTTGGAGCTAAAGGTGGAAAAGGCAGTTCAGCGTTTGGAACAATGCAAATAACGTATTCAACTCTTGAGGATTTTATAAAAAGAAGTCAAGGATACAAAGAGTTTCCTAAAGAATTAAAAGATTACACAAAAGCTGTAGCACAACAAGGTAGAGACAAAGTTAATTTAGAAGTAAACAAAGCTCTTTATAGAGATGATAAAAAAATACCTTTACAAAGAGTTTCTAAAGATACTAGAGCTAAACTAAAAGCACTTGGTCAGGGGGTTATACCTCAAGAGGTACACAAAAAGTATTATGATAAATTAGCAGACGCAGTGCTAAGACAAAAGTTAAAAGATTACAAAGATAAAGGAATTAGACCGTTTTTAGAATCGTATGGTGAAGGAAAAGCATACGGTGACGATGTCTATAACATATTACGAGATAAAATACAAATAAAAAGTCTCGATAATAATTAGTCAGCTACCCACACATGTGGCCCTGACAGACCGAAGCAGCTACCCACAGCCAGTGGCACTGCAAGAATGAGGTAAAAAACTATGGCAAAACAACAAGTTCGTGGTGTAAGAGCCAACAAACCAAATGATTCCGATGGAGTTATAAATAATCCTAATCTTTATCGTGGTAAGTATCGTGATGATGTCTACAAAGATGATGAAGATGAGCAAACTCAAGACCCCACATTAGAAGTGGCTACTCAAGAGGAAGAGCAACAGGAAGAAACTTTCGTATCTGCAAAGAAAGAAGAGACTGCTCAAGAGCATGATTACAAGAAACGGTATGATGATCTGAAGCGTCACTACGATCAAAAGATACAGGAGTTTAAAACAAAAGAACAGCAACTAGAAAGTGCAATGCAACAATCTAATGTTAATGTTCCTTTGCCAAAAACTCCCGAAGAGCTAGAAAATTTTAGGCAAGAATATCCTGATGTTTATGATGTAATGCAGACTATAGCTTCAGAAAAAGCTAATCAGCAAGCTCAACAACTTCAAGAAGAACTTAAAACTTTGAAGGCTCGTGAGAAAGAAAATTTGGTTAAGGTCGCTTATCGTGAACTCAAGACTTTACATCCTGACTTTGAAGAAATAAAGCAAGATGAAAAGTTCTTAAACTGGCTAGAAGAACAACCTACCACTATTAGTGATGGTGTGTTAAAAAACAACACAAATGCTCGACTAGCCGCAAGGGTTATTGATCTCTACAAAGCAGACGCAGGGATCACAACCAAAAAACAACAGAGTAAAAAACCAGACGTTTCTGCTGCAATGGCTGTTACATCTCCTAGAGCAAAAGAGATAAAGACAGACCTCAATGCAAACAAGAAAATTTGGAAAGGCTCTGACATCGCCAGACTCAAGTCGTGGGAGTTCGAAAAGTTTGAAGCTGATATCGATCTAGCACGGCAAGAAGGGCGAATTGACATGAACAGCTAAAACCTCAAAAAGGAGAGAGAAAATGGCTTTCGATTCTGCTGCGGGTTATGGAAATTTACCGTCAGGTAACTTTGCTCCGCAAATATTTAGCCAAAAAGTTCTCAAGTTCTTCAGACGTGCTTCGGTTGCAGAAGATATTACGAATACCGATTACACTGGTGAAATTGAAAATTTTGGTGACACTGTAAATATTATCAAAGAACCAACAATAACTGTATCTAGTTATACAAGAGGTTCTACGGTAAACACTCAAGACTTGGCAGACGATCAAATCACATTGACCGTTGACCAAGCTAACGCATTTGCATTTAAAATCGATGACATCGAGGAAAGACACTCGCATGTTAACTTTGAAGCATTAGCAACTTCTTCAGGTGCTTTTTCTTTAAAGAGAAAATACGATGCAAACGTGTTGCAAACATTAGCAAATGGTGCAGGTATTGCAGGTGCTGATGATGCAAGTATATCAGGTGGTCTAACAACTACTGAGTCAACTTTAGGTACAGCATCTGCTCCTATTAACGTAGAAGCTGATGATGCAGGTATCAATCTTATGCTATTAATGGCAAGATTGATGGATGATCAGTCTGTACCAGAAGAGAACAGATGGTTTGTTGCTCCTCCAATCTTCTACGAGAAGATGTTTCAAGCAGGTAACAAGATTGCTGAAGTACAGGTAACTGGCGATGCAACTTCTAACCTAAGAAACGGACTTGCAACTCCCGGTACACTTGCAGGCTTCAGATGCTACAAGTCTACTGCACTAAACAGTACAGCAGGTATAGACCAAGTAACATTATCAGGACTAGCAACAGATGGTACTGAAAATCTTGTTATGGCAGGTCACATTTCTGCTGCAGCTACAGCGTCTCACATCGCAAAGACTGAAGTGGTACGTTCAACTGAATCATTCT